CGTCCATTGCGGTTCCGGGCACAGCTCAAGACATCACTATCCACAACTTCAATGTCTATGAGACGCCTAAGCCAGGATTGCATGTCCATTTAGCTACTGGTAGCGGATCTGAGGCTAATGGTTTTGGTACTACTTCGCTACGAAGTACCGGTGCTGAGATCGGCGACCTTATAGTTGTATTCTATGCTTCACAGTTTGGAGACACCAAAGCCAGACCTCCTGCTGGCTGGGATTTCCAATACAACCGTGACGCCGGTGGGCGATCTGGGTATGTAGCTGTAAAACGGGCTACAAAAGCTGATATTGATGGCGACTTCAAGTTCAATAGTGATGTCGCCACCAATGCTAGAGAGAACTTTGTCTTATTCTCGATCGGCGGGGCATCCAAGTATAAAATACATACCTGGCAACCAGGTATTCCCACTCTCGATAAGACCAAGAAAAATCTAGTAGCCGTACAATATCACGCACCATCTTCTCGAGACGAACCAGTATGGTATCCCCCAGGTACCGACCCAATCGCTAGAGGCGGTAAGCGTAACCGAGGATCCTCGTGGTCGATGACCATCGGGGCACTGGCTTCTTCGGTGAAGGACTCGTATGGCGCTAAGGCTTATGCTTGGGTAGAACTTGAGGAAGAGAATCCAGAACCGCCAGACGTAGTTGTTCCGGGTATAGAGATTACCGATTCTGGAAGTTCCAACCCGGTATTTGTATACTGGAATGGAGAACTACAACCGTCTACCATGCGTGCCGTACCAAGAGGATACTCTGATATACACACCATGATGGACACTCGCGGCTTCCTGATCGCCCATCGAGGTGGATCTGTCAGCTGGCCTGAGGCATCCATGCGGGCATACACCAACGCCGTAATGTACGGCGCAGGCGCGCTCGAGGTGTCTTGTCAGAAGACGAAGGATGGCGTGTGGTTCCTTAACCACGACAGAACCCTCCAGCGGGTCGACAAGTCTGCCCCGGATACGCCCGTCACTGAAATGACCTGGGCGGAAATCAAGAAGTACACAACCATTGGCGAGCCATTTATGACTGTCGAGGAGTACTTCGCTGCCTACGGCTCAAGTCACATCACAGTACTTGATCCGAAGTATTCTGCCGTGGAGTGGCAGGAACTCAAGAAGTTCTTCCCTTCTGATGCTCATGGCAGAATCATCTGGAAGTTCTCCATTGATGCGGGATGGCTCGCTAATCAGTGGAAGGCGGATGGTTGGAAGTGCTGGGGATACTCGTATCCAGATCAGGTAACTGATGGCCGGATCAACGAGTGGTACAAGCCATGGGACTACATCGGTATGTCCTTCGATGCCAGCGATGAGGTTTGGAACCGAACTACCGGACTCGGCAAGCCGGTATGGGGGCACATCTGCCCGACAAGGCAAGCATACGATGATGCCCTAGCCAAGGGAGCTGTCGGATGCATGGTCTCCGGAGTGGCCAACATCTACTCCGAGTCTCTAGTCTAGGAGAATCATGATTACGATCGAGAGCCAGGGAGACTGGAAACTCACCAGGAATTGGTTTGACAGAATGACGAAGTTAGACCTGGCTCTGATCATGAATCAGTTCGGCAAGGAGGGGGTTTCTGCTCTCAAGGCGGCGACCCCCTCCAGGTCGGGCGAGACGGCAGCTAGCTGGAACTATGAAGTCACCAGAACTGGCGAGAACTGGAAGATCACCTGGACAAACTCGCACGTAAACAACGGCGTAAACATCGCCGTCATCTTGCAATATGGTCACGGTACCCGTAATGGCGGGTATGTCGTCGGCCGAGACTACATCAACCCCGCGATCAGGCCCGTATTCGACAAGATAGCGAAGAAGGCCTGGAAGGAGGTCACTAAGTAGTGGCTACTATTGATGAGCGGGTAGTCTCGCTCAAGATGAACAACAAGCAGTTCTTGTCTGCAATCAAGGAATCCGCGTCCAGCATGGACCGACTCAAGGATTCCTTGAAGATGCAGGGGGCTGCAGACGGTCTTTCTCGAATTGGCGAGATAGCTAAGAATACGACTCTAGGCGATCTGGCCACGAAGGCCCTCGATATCGGCAAGAACATGACCGTCATGCAGGGTCTTGCCGTAACTGCGTTCGGCGGAATCGGTGTTGCGGCACTAAACGCTGGTCGAAGCGTGGTCTCCGGCTTCATCGGAACCATCAAAGACGGCTTTAATGAGTATGAGCTCAAAATGAGAGCCATTCAGACCATTATGGCCAACACCGTCGAGAAGGGGACCACCCTCGGCGAGGTTAAGACCTCCCTGGCCGAGCTGAACACCTATGCCGATAAGACGGTTTACAGCTTCAGCGACATGACTCACGCCATTGGTCTGTTCACCGCAGCTGGTGTCGATCTTCAGACATCCGTAGCATCAATTAAGGGTCTGTCTAACCTCGCAGCGGCCTCAGGTTCGACTGCCCAGCAGACAGCCACGGCATATACTCAGCTTTCTCAGGCTATCGCGGCTGGCGCAGTCCACCTTCAGGACTGGAACTCACTGGTCCAGGCAGGCATGGGTGGAGAGTCATTCCGGAACGCTCTTATCGAGACCTCCCGAATGATGGGCACTGGCTACGATGAGGCTATTGCTAAAGACGGAAACTTCCGAGAATCCCTGAAGGAAGACTGGCTTACTGCCCAGGTCATGACGACCACCCTTACTGCCCTAACGAATGACCTGTCCGAGGCTCAGCTTGTTGAGATGGGTTATTCCGAGGAGCAAGCGCATAAACTTAAGCAGTTTGCTCAGGGTGCCTTCGACGCCGCCACCAAGATTCGAACGTTTAGTCAGCTAGTTGACACCACTAAGGAAGCTATCGGTTCTGGGTGGGCAGAGACATTCGAAATTCTATTCGGTGACTTTGAAGAGGCATCAGTTCTATTCACGTCTATTGGCGACTGGCTCGGTGGCGTTATTAAGGCCAGCGCTGACGCGCGAAACGGATTCCTCCAGATGTGGAAAGATCTTGGAGGACGCGCATCCCTTGTTCAGGGTCTGGCCAATATCTTCTGGGCCATCGTCAAAGTTCTCGGACAGATCGGAACCGCCTTCCGACGAGTATTCATGAACGCTAGTGCCGAAGGTCTTGTTCGCATCACCAAGGCGTTTGAGAACTTCACATCTAAGCTCATCATTACAAATAACTTTGCTGATAAGCTTGAGTGGACATTCACAGGCCTGTTCTCAGTCTTCCACATCTTTGCAACAATCCTTGGTGAGATTGCTCAGGTTGTCTTTACCGTAGCGTCACACATCGTACAGGCCCTGTTCCCGGCATTCACCGGGATCAATTCGGGTGTATTCCAGATTACGAAGGTCCTAGGTAAGGCGATCTACTGGTTTGACCAGTGGTTCACTAAGCTTGATCTCGGCGGGAAGATTCTAAAACTCCTTCTACCACCAATTGATCTGGTCGGCAAGGCCATCAAGTGGGTCTCTGACAAGATCCACGACTTCATCATGTGGATCGACTTCACAGGAAAGGTCAAGGGTGCCGGAGAGGGACTTAAGAACCTCGCTTCGAAGTTCGGACTCGTCAAGGACGCTCTTAAGAACTCGGTAATTGGTCGAGAGTTCTCTGCCGCGATGGATTCCATCCACAGCGGAGTAGACAAGGCCAAGTCCAAGATCAACGAGTTCGCCGGAAGTGTTGGCGACAAGCTTAAGGCTAAGCTGATCTCCGGTAAAGCCGCTCTGTCTGACTACTTCAAGGGCTTCAACCTAGGAGACATGTCTTCGGCTGAGGCAATTGTCGCTTCTCTGGGAACCAAGTTCGATGAACTCGGTCAGAAGCTCAAGATCTCTGAGAAGGTCCAGTGGCTCAAAGAAAAACTCATTGAGCTGCGAGATGCCCTTGTCGATACGTGGAACACGGTTCAAAATAGTGCCGTTTGGGATAAGCTGGGTAAGGCGTTCTCTGACGTCGGCGGTAAGGTCAAGGAAGTAGCGGTCTCATTCCGTGACTGGGTTAATGGTCACAGTGAGGTCAAGGCTAAGGCTAAGGAGGCAGCAGGTGCCGTATCTGAGGTTGGTACTGCTGCAGCCCAGGCTGCCAAGGAAACCGGCCAAGCGGCTAAGGAGAACTTCCTTAAGAAATGGTTCGAGGACATCGAACAGGTCGCTCGAGCAGTTCACCTTCCGGAACTCTTCGACACTATCAAGCAGAAGTTCGTCGAGTTCAAGGACTTTGTCGTTAACACCTTCGCCCCCAAGGTGAAGGAGGGCGCAAAGAACGCATTCGGCTCTATCGGTACCGCGATGAGTCAAGCGAACTCCAACCTCAAGTCTTATGACATGGGCAAGATCCTTGTCGGGGCCATTGGCGGAGGAGTTCTTATCGCCTTTACTCGATGGATCAACTCCTTTAAGGAGAACTTTGACAAGATCGGAAATGTTGCTGACAAGCTCGGTAACGTCTTTGATAAGCTCGGCGGAGTCCTCGAGGCATTCGAGCAGAAGGTTAAGGCTAAGGCTCTCCTAACGATCGCTATTGCCCTCGGAGTTCTTGCGGGTGCGCTGATCCTGATGTCTCTGGTCCCTGCGCCAAAGCTACTAGTCACTCTTGCGGTCTTGAAGTTCCTATTCAAGATGATGGATGACATGCTTGAGTCCATGACTAAGATGGTGGCCTTCAAGAATGACAGCGTTCGTATTGTGGCTATGCTCATCGCTATGGGCGCAGCCATGATCTTGATGGCGACAGCTGTCAGAATTCTTGCCGGAATGGACCTCAAGGGCGCCGTGGTCGGTCTTGCTGCTATGAAGATCCTGATGATGACCATGCAGGAGTTCATGACCAAGATGGCTGCCACCAAGGGGGTCGAGAAGGGCGCTGGAATTCTTCTTGCTCTTGCTGCATCCTGTGTTATTCTGTCTCTAGCAGTATACACGCTTGGATCCATGGATACCGGTAAGGCTATCCAGGGGGTCGTAACCCTCGCTGCGGTTGTGGCGATTCTGTCTGGGTTCATGATGGTCGTTAGTAAGGATCCCTTCATGGGTAAGGGCGCTGCAATTCTTCTATCGCTGGCTGTCTCTTGTAACATCCTTGTGGCGGCTATCTGGATGCTTGGTACGATGGACACTGGCAAGCTTCTCCAGGGCGTCATTGCTTTGGGTGTCATTATTGCGGAGCTATCCGTAGCAATGGCAATTGCAGGCAGAGCTAATGCCCGCGGAGCGGCTGCAATCATCGCTATGTCTGCAGCGGTTATTGTCTTAACCGGTGCGGTAGCCATTCTCGGCAACATGGATATCATGACGCTAGCTAAGGGACTTATAGCTCTCGCGGCTGGTCTCGCTATTCTGGCGATCTCGATGGCTGCGGCAGACGCCTTCAAGGAAGGTGGAATTGCTCTAGGGATCGCCTCGATCGCATTCCTGGCTCTAGCCTCCGCGATGAAGACCCTATCTGGGATCACGTGGACTCAGCTGGCAATTGGTTTGATCGCTCTTGCTGGTGGTATGCTGATCCTGGTTGCTGCGGCAGCTGGTGCACAGTACTTCGCAGTTGGTATGATCATCCTTACTGCTGCACTACTTGCGCTAGGACTAGCCCTACTCCCAATCTCAATTGGTATGGCTGCCTTTGCTGCAGTACTGGGTATCTGTGCTACGACTGGTGCAGCGGCATTCCTAGTCTTGACCGAGGGATTGAAGCAACTTGCAGCGATTCTACCCCAGGTAGCGATTGACGTCGCAAATGCCATTGCCAACTTCATCATCACCCTGGGTGCTAAGGCCCCCGAGCTGGCGGTGGCTATGGCAGCATTGCTTGGGGCAATTATCTATGCTATCAACGCCAACATCCCTGGTATTGTGGCTACGCTGTTCATCCTGATTCAAGCAATGCTCACCGAGCTGGCTAACCACGCCTACGAGTTCGGCGAAAAGGGTGCCACAATTCTGGCGAACTTCCTGAATGGAATTGCGGACAATATTGGCAAGGTCATTGACGCTGCCACCAACGTCATCCTCAACTTCCTTGATGGAATTGCTAGGAATGGTCCGAAGATCATTGACAAGGGTATGTGGACGGTCCTCAAGCTTCTTGAAGGTGTTCGCGATGCTATTAACAAGTACGCTCCTCGTTTCAACAAGGTTGGTCGAGAGATTGCTTGGGCTATTGTCGACGGTATGACCAACGGTCTCGCATCCAAGGCCTGGAGCTTCGGTGAGTCTATGCTGAACGTAGCCAAGAAGGGCTATAACAAGGTCAAGAGCTACTTCAAGATCCACTCTCCTTCTCGACTGATGATGGAACTTGGAGGATATGTCGGTGAGGGTCTTGCTATAGGTATCGAGGATACTGGTGATCGTGTTGCTGATGCCGGCGGTAGTATGGCTGGCGCAGCTTACGACGCTATGTCAAAGGCGCTCGACGGAGTAAACGAACTCATCGAGGACGACCCATCCTTCAAGCCGGAAATCAAGCCTATTCTGGACCTCACCGAGATGCAGAAGCAGGCTAAGGGCATCAACAACTTCCTTCCCGCCATCGGAGTCACGGCTCAGGCTGCTAACGCGGCTCGACCTCCTGCTCCGATCGCAGTTGACAATTCTGACAAGAATAGTCAAAATGGTGTTACAAACATCACCTTCAACCAGACCAACAACTCGCCTGAGGCGCTGGATGCGGCTACTATCTACCGCAACACCAACACTCAGCTTGCAATGGCAAAGGACAAGTTGACACTATGATCTCAGAGATCTCGTCCACGACAAAGTCGGGGGATCGTCTAACCATCGACATCACGAACCCCTATGAGTCGGGGGTCGCGGTCAAGGAGATTACTGGTCTGGGGCCAGTAAAGGCGGACATCAGCACTGATGGATTCGCCCTGCTGGACGGAGCGTTCCTTAAGGGGATCAGGGTTGGTACTCGTACTGTGGTACTGACTCTGATCCCCTGGGGGACCGACATTCAGGAACTCCGACTCAAGACATATTCCTACTTCGGAGTCGGGGAGACCATTACTCTCGGTGTGACAACCGACTGGCTTAACGTGCACTCCGACTTCATCGTCGAGTCCGTCGAGCCGAACATCTTCTCTGAGCGGCAGGAGATCCAGGTCTCCCTTCTTGGGCTGGACCCGTATTGGAAGTCCTCCGCTACTCAGATTCAGAAGGTCGTGGGCTTCAATGACAACACACCCACCTTCGAGTTCCCGTTCTTCTCACAGGACAACCACAAGCTCAAGTTCGGTGACATGACCAACTCCTCGGGTAAGGATATCCGATACCTTGGTGACTACCCGGCTGGTGTTACTATTACTGTTGAGTTCCTCGGTACGGTCAGTAACCTTATCCTGAGTAATACGACTTTCAACGAGACAATGTCTATCTCTCGAGCTGGAAACTTCTATGCTGGAGAGAGTATTGTCGTTGACACTCGTCCTGGTAAGAAGTCTATTACCCACCAGGCTCGAGGAAGGAAGTCATACATCACTGGTGTTCTGGCGCCAGGTAGTACCTGGATTCAGATGCATCCGGGAATCAACACGATCGCCCTTCAGTATGCTGGAGGCGTTGACGACGTGAACGTCTCTATGGAATACGATACACTTTATAGGGGGATCTAATGCAGCTATTCTTCGCGTTCCTTCACAATTACAACTCGTGGATTGAAGTTCCGAACAGCTTCTACTCCCTAAACTGGACCGAGCGAGCATATGACTACGGCCAGTTCGAGCTCCAGCTCTACTCAGATCAGCCGGGCTATGAGTACAGTCTCGGGAATCTGTTTATTCGAGATGATACCTCGACCGCCATGGTAATCGAGACGGCCACGGTTAAGCAGGAGGATGATGGCGTCTACCTCCACAAGTATACCGGTCGCTCTCTCGAGTCGATGTTTGAGTGGAGAGTCCTACCTCACAGGCAGTGGATTGAGCCCGACAAGAATGGCCAGTTCAATGCGCAGATGACGGCTGAAAACCTGGCCCATGCTCACCTGGGTAAGGACGCGGAAGCGGCTCGGAGGATTGATAACTTTAACTTCCATCGAGAAACTCGAGTGTCTCAGATGGCCTACGTCAACGACACTGGGCAGAAGATCCAGGATGGGAAGTGGATCATATATGACCGAGCCCCCATCTCGGAGATGTTCAAGAACGTCTTGTCGGCGTGCAAGCCGAACGGATATTCTCTCTTCTACAAGATCAAGCTCGAGAACCAGGGTATTCACTGTTACGTAACTGCACCGCATCT